GTGAAGTTATACTGTTTTCCACAGCATTAATATTTTTGTCAATCAAATCGCTGTCAAAGCTGAAATCACGTTTGAGCGGCTGTTCTTCCTTGCAAACCCTTAAAAGCATCCCAACATTTGTTTTAACTTCTTCAATGTAATTTTTTGGAGCATAATTAATTTCTTGATTAGATGAAACTTGTATCATTATCTACCTCCAATCTGATTTCTCAAAAAATTCATCAGAATCCGCCTATCAGTTTCAGAAAAATTCTTGGCATAGTCTATCATTTCATTAACTTTGCTCGCTGCAATTGTTCCAGCCCTTACTAAATTCATCAATTCATCAATTTTTGCATCTTTTTTGATTTTTTCAAGCTGACTTAATATTTCATTTTTCTTGTTTTCTGCAATTTGGATAGCTTTATCTACTTTTTCAAGCGTGCTGTCCACTTTGTCTTTTACTTTTTCTGAAAATTCCTGTAATTTCGTTTTCTGCTCAACTTCTACATTTTCAGCTTCAGCTTCTGTAAGTTTTTCCTGCTCTTTTTTTTGAACTTTTAATTGTTCTATTACCTGATTATATTTTTTAGGATCATCTATATACTCTTTTAAAGTTAATTCCAGATTTATATAATCAAATTCAGAAGTTTCTCTATTGAAATAAGAGTTTTTTTCATTTATATTTGTCACCAAAAACGGGAAAGCTCCAAATGTTTTCCCTCCGAGCGTTAAATAACCATATTCTCCGAACTCCCACATAGTTTTTATTTTGTCAAGCTCTTCCGAGGGCGTTGTTTCATGTATTAATGAAGAAATTAATGTAATTCCAAAAGTTATTTCTGTTAATTCTCTCCCCTGATGCCTCAGCATACCAGGACCATATATTGCAGTATGTTCAGATATTTTAGATTTATATGTTCTATTTATCGCATTGTTAATTGAGAATATCTTTTTATCAGATACTTCAAATACTACATCTCCAAGACTTCCTATCATTGCGGACCTCCTGTCTTATCGCCACCAGCAGTAACTCCATCGTGTTTATGTGTGTTAAGATTAATGCTTCCGCCAGTTTTTGTAGTGCCGCTGACTTCCAAATCTCCTTTAATCACAATTTTTTTAATATTCAAAGTCAATGTGTTTTTATCATAGCTCCAGTTTCCGCCATCAGAAAAAGTCCTTTTCACTTCGCTTTCACTACTAGAAGCACCTCGCATAGGACAGCCAAGCACCACTCCCTGTTCAGGCATTTCTGAAAAGAATAGGCAATAGACAGTTTGTCCTACTTCAAGCATATAATTGTCGCTATGACTTTCTGAAAATGGAACTAATAAATTAAGCCAGTCTGTTGTTTTATCGTCATCGCCTTTTAACAGCACTCTTACTTTTCCAGTTTTTGAATCTATCGCACTCACTTCTCCTGCTTTTAATGTTTCAATCAATTTAACCACCTGCCTTATCACTTTTTTTGTAACAAAAAAATCACAGCTAAATTAATAACTGTGATTATAAATATTTTTAATTGCTATTCTAACAACCCTTCCATAACTTCATTATGAAACTGCTCTACTTTTTCCGCTATTTCTAAAAATAGTTCTTCGTAATCTGATTTCAAATCTCCTATTATAACACTTGTATCTATCTGCTGCATTGGTATCGAAACCATTCTATGTGTCCTAATATACGATAATCTAGTCAAGTTTATTTTAGGAAATTTTGACGGATCTATTTCTATATCGTATACTGGATTTACATTTATTCTGTTTGGAATAGTTGAAATAGGAAGAACTACATAATCATCATTTTCAGGACTTCTTAATACTAAAGCAGGTCTTGATTTTATTGAATTTCTATGTAATCTTGTATCGTAATATTGAGTTAAACATCTGACTATTTTTCCTACCATCAAACCACCGCTTCATAATCGTCAAATTCATCATAGTACATATCCCACACATAGTCATAAGGTCTTACTTTCTTTGCATCTTCTCTTATATCTTCAGTTTGAATTTTAATCCTTCCGTTTTCTTCTTTTTTAAGCCCTTTTCGAGAATTGAGCCAAGAAATTTCCTTATGTGTTAATGCACTTAACTTCCACGATGCTAATGCTCCGTATTCTTGAATTACATTGTTTATTATGTATTTACTTTCACTTTTTATGTCTTCTGTTTCATAGTTTATTCCATCTGTTGTGTAAGAAGTTCGTACCTCTCTTGACACGGGTCCATACTTCCAGCCTTCAAATGTCTCATTAAAAAGAGGTTCATTTAAAATAGCAATTGTTTCCCTTTGCGAAAAATACAGCAACTTCTGTAATTTCATTTCATCAATAATTTCTCCTGTCACTCTTTTATATTCATTAAAAATATATTGAGCAACATTTATTATTTTTTCCATATCGCTACCTCCTCTAGTTATCATTTGACAACTAAATTATATCTTAAAAGTAGCAAAACTGCAACAGAAATTTAGAGTTTTTTAACTACTCAATTTCCAATTCTTTCTCCAAGGCTTCTTGCAACACTTTTGAAAAATTTATATTATATCTTTTTGCTGTTTCATTAAGCCAGCTTGGTATAGTTACATTTTTTCTAACCGTTGTTTTTTGTGTTTCTTTAACGTATTTCAGTAAATCTAATCCAACCAAAGTTGTGTATGAATTTTTTACAGCTTCTTCTATTTCTTTCTTTTCTGTATCTTTATCGTATAATGTTTCAAAATAGGCTCTTATATCTATTTTTTCAATTTCTGTTGCTTTTGGAAGTTCTTTTTTTTCTAAAAAATCTTCCATTAATACCGTACCTATATAGTCTGTTGCCATATAGTAGGCATCTTCTAAATCGCTGCCACATGTCGCACCGCCTAAATCAGGAAAATGAACGCTATAGCCTTCTTTTTCTTTAGAAAAAATGCTTGGGTACACTACATACATAATTATCCTCCTATTTTTGAAATGGGGAGCAGGATTTATTTCAATCCTGCTTGTCTTAATATCGCTCTTTCGAGATTCTTATTAAGTTCCCCACTATGACAAGGCACTTCGGTTACCTTACCGGTATCGAAATTCTTAAATCTTTTATGAGAGCCTTTTCCACCTTTTATTTCGGTGAAACCGTTTCTCTTCAAAAATCTAATCATTTCTTTCGAATTCATTGGCATCCTAATCACCTCGAACACATTATACATCAAAATACGTATAAAGTCAACGGATTTTTTAAATTTTTATCACAGTTATTATATTTAGTTGTCATTGTCCTGTATCAATGATTTATTTCTTTTTCTTATTTCTAGCTTTTCGTCCGCTTTTACCTGCTGATTTTTTTGCACCTTTTTTCTTGGATTTTTCAGCTTCTTTTTTAGCCTGTTCCTCTTTAGTCTGGGCAATCGCATTCTGTTCTGCATTTTCCCTTGCTCCAAGTTTCATTGCATTTATTTCGCAGGTATAATCTCCAGTTATGTTGTGTGTAACCTTGTCTATAACATACTTGCCTTCAAATTTCCCCCAGCTTTCGTCAAACTCTATTGTCATTCCAGCCAAATATTTTGCACTCCCGTCAACATTTAAGGTTATCTGGTATTCCTGTCTCAGGTTCTCTTTTAACGTCTTCTGGGCAACTTTTTTAGCTGTACTTTTTCCCTTTGTCTTGATTTTTAAAGTTCTATCTTTTTTACTCCTGCTTTTTTTATTATCTGCCTTAGTTTTCAGCTTTTCTTTTGATTCCTTTAAAGTTTTCCCTTTTTTCTTCATTGCTCATTTCACCTGTTATTTGGATTTTTCTGTGGTAACCTGATTACGTTTTTCAAGCTCCTGTTTCGTGATAATTTCCCTGACAACCTTTTTCCTGTCAGGATCATAATAGGAAACTTCAACTTTGTCATAAATTCCCTTGTTTTTCTTTTTCAAGGTAAAACTTCTGATTCTTTCATCCCTAACATTAAAAATGTCAATAGTCTCATTCTTTTCCATTTCCTCATCATCAAAAATGATTATCTTGTCATCCGACACTTTCATATTCAGTCCTATTTCCTTGACAACCCTGTTAATAAATTCCAAATCTGTTTCCTGGTTCTGATCTAATCTTTCAAAAAACTCATTATCCGCATATATTTCAGCATTCATCTCGTGATAATTTGCAATTTGAGTAACAAGCTCTTTCAAGGTTATCTTTTCCCAAGCGACACTATTTTTCTGGTCTCTAATATTCTGGTCTAACGGCAAGGCTAGGCATTTCAAATTAAGCCTGTCATTCTCAAAAGTCGGCTCATCCACATAAAACGTTCCAAGCTCTAAAAAATTAGTTTCATTTCCTATCTCTTCGTGAATACCGACAATCAATTGAGCATTTTCATCAGGATACCATTCTCTTAGCCAGCGATAATCCAAGTTTTCAAGCTCCAGTTCCAAGTCATCTATCGCATTTTTGGAATTATCAGTATAGTTCAGCGATGAAATGGAATGGGCTATATCAGCAGAAATATCAACCTTATTAAAAATCACTATAACTCTTATATTTCTAGCAAATTCCATTCCTATCCACCCCTTTTCCAAGGCGGCAAACGTTCATCATCATCATTTTCTTCATCAGTAATTTCAGAAATAATAATAGGAATATTGGCATCGAAAATAGCAATGTCAATCAATCTTAAATTGTTTCTTATAAGGTCATGAAAATATCCTTCGCTTCCATAAACTTTAAAAGCTATCAAGTCCCAAGTATCGCCTGAAACTGTTCTATACACTTTTACCTTTGCCATTATCCGAATGCCGTCCTTTCCCTTTTATTTATATCCCCTGCTATCACTTTTCTTACAATTCTTTCGACTTCTGATGGATTACCGCCATTTACATTTATAGTGATTGAGTAATTGTTTCCAGCATATGAATTACCGCCTTTCAAATTATTCACTCTGTCTTTCAGATTAGCCACTTTATCTCTCAAGGTGCTTCTAGTTTGAGAATTATTAAGTATTCTCGTACCTTTCGGAAGATTTAAAAGCATTTCACTTTCAGCTAAAAAAGCTGGTTTTCCAGGTATCTGGATTAATTCTGCTCCACGTTCAGCTACTGTTGTAAGTCCACCTTCAAAATAGTTTGTTCCTGTCCATTTGGCACCGATTCCTAAAACCTGACTTATCGGATTGTTTGCGGCAAAATTTTTAATCCCTTCCCAAGCCTTTTTAAAATAATTTGCCACTCCATCAATAGCCTTTTTCAATCCTCCTGCCATAGTATCAAAAGCACTTTTTATTCCATCCCATACACCTGTCGCTATAGATTTCATCGTATTCCAAGCACCTGTAAAAAAACCTTGTATATTGCTGATTCCTGATTTTATTGCTCCCCATAAGGCTGTCGCCGCACCTTTGATAGCGTTCCATACAGCTATTGCCACAGCTTTAATCGCATTCCAAATTGCTTTGAAAAACGGTGCAAAAGGTCTGAAAATAGCTTTAATTACTGCAACCACAGCTATAATGGCGGCACATATTACAGCCCATACAACAATAGCAACAACTTTAATCGCCATCCAAACTACCTTGAAAACAGCACCAAGCGTCATTACAATTCCTTTTATTACTGCAACTGCTCCTATAACTATAGCTTTTATGACATTAAATACAACCATTACGACTACCCTTATTGCAGTAAATGCAGCTTTCCAGAATGCAACTGTAATCTGTATCTGTGTTTTCATAGCTATCAATGCGGCTATAACTACAGTTTTTATAATTGTACCTATAACAGTCAAGACAGGCTTTAAGGAATCAAACATAGGCTTCATTTTCCCTAATTCTTTCGATCCTGATGAAAATAGTTGACTGAATCCATTTTTTATAGAATCAAATACTCCCTTAAAATGCGGAGCTATCTGTTTTACTCCGTTATTAACTCCATTTCTGAACCAGTTCCATTTCGAATACATTAAAACGAATGCTGCTACCGCCGCCGCTCCTGCCGCAACATAAGGATTAGTAAGCATTGGTCCTAGTTTTGCCATTGCTGGTCCTAGTTTATTAATAATTGGAAATGCTGTTTTAAGTCCGCCAGTAAAACTTCCAGCTATCTTAAATTTATCAAAGATTAACATTCCTTTCGATATTCCGCTAAATAAAGGTGCAAGCCCTTTGGATAATCCACCAATTCCGATTTTAAAAGCAGCTAATGCTGCAACACTTTTCAAAATACTACTTGTCAATTGCGGATGCTTTTGAATAAATTGAGCAAATTTGGAGATTAATGGACCAAAAGAATCGGCAACTTTTACTAAACTTGGTCCCAAAGCCGATCCTAAATCTATCCCCATATTTACAATTCTATTTTTTAATTTAGCAAATGATGTTGACATCGCTTTCATTTTTTCAGCATATTCTACGTTAACACTTCCTGCCGTCTTTGCTTTATCGCTGGCATTTTTTATATTCGTTCCAACTTCTTCAATATGTTTCGCCAATTCAGATGCAGATTGAATAGATTCTTTACCAAACAAATCTTTAAGCGTTGCCGCCTGAACATCTTGCGGAAGTTTTTTAATTCTCTGAAAAACGTCAATTAATGTTCCTTCCCCATCTTTTGTCATTCGTTTAGCTACATCTTCTGCATCTAATCCTAATGATTTAAAAGCTGCTGCTTGTTTTTTAGTTGCCGATGTTCCAGCCATCAATCCTAATGATATATTTTTCAATCCAGTTGCCGCAACTTCTGACGGAACTCCAAATGATACCAAACTTGCCCCTAATGCCGCGACTCCTTCTTTAGAAATTCCAGCCATACCTCCAAGCCCAGCTACTCTGCTTGAAATATCAGCTATTTCAGGAGCTGTAACTGCTACAGTATTTGCTAAGTAGTTAATTACGTCTGCATATTCCATTACTCCTTTTTGGTCTAAACCTAATTGCGCTCTAGTTTTTGCCAAGAAATTTCCTGCCGCTTCAGTATTCATATCAAAAGCTACTTTGATTTTAGCTGCGTCTTTTGTATACCGTTCCAATTCCCCAGTATTTATACCCGCTTGAGCTCCTGCTCCTGCAATTTCAAATAATTCTTTTTGAGATAATGGACTATTTTCACTAAAATTTCTCATAGCTTTATAAAATCCTGCTTCCATTTCTTTTGAACTGAAATTAGCGACTTTTTTTAAGTCTGTTTGAGCATTTTCCAAATCAACTGCTAATTTAACAGGAACAGCTAAAGTTCCCGCCATTCCGATACCTTGTGTCAGCTGTCTGTCTCCAAACTCTTTAAGTTTCCCAATATTTTCTTGTCTTGCTTCATATCTGCCTTGAGCAGCTTTTAGTTTATTCATTTTTTCGAGTTCAGAATTTACCTGTGCAAGCTGGGATTTGTAGCTTCCTAAACTCTTGTCCTCGCCTTCGATTGCACTTCTTGCAGCTTCAAACACATGCTTTTGTCGTTCTTTTTGCTTATTTAGACTGTTTACGACTTTTTCCTGCTCTTTTATCTTTTTAGCAAGTTCAGTATTGCTTTGCCCTGTCTTGTCGTATGCTTCTTTAAGTTCACGAAGTTTTCTTGCGGCATTAAGATACTCCTTGCTTACATTTACGTATGCACTTTTTAATTTTTCGACCTTTTCAAGTGCTTTTTGAGCCTTTTCAAGCTCCTTAGCCTTTTTAGTCAGCCCTTCCATACCTTTTGCCATATTCTTTGTAGCATTTGCAACCTGTGCCATTCCAGTTAACGCACTTGCAACTGCCGCACTCATGACTATATTAAGCTCCATATTTTTAGCCATAAATTCCTCCTTTCCAGTTGTTTTTATTCGTTATTTTCTTCGTATCTCATTTCTGCTTCCTGCATCAGTTCCTCCGCTCTTGTCTGCCAATATTCCAGTTCATACAGGCTACAAGACATAAGCGTCTCATAGCTCATATTTAAACTGCTTTTATATTCGTTTGAAAAGTTGAGTGCTTCAAGAATATCAGTTACTATATCAAGAAGTTGTATTATTTCTGGTCTTCTTTCGCTGTTTCTTCCCCTTGTGCTTCCGTTTCCTCTATCACGAAATTCTCCATATCGTCTGTCGAACCCAAGCCTGTGTTCAAAAAACCCTTAGTTTTATTCAGAACTTTTATGTAGTCAGTTCCTTTAAGTTTAAGCAAATCACCGTATTTGATTCCGCTAGCTTTTGATGCAACTGTTAAAGCCCAGCCATCTTCCAGCTCTTTTACTGCCGCCCCTTTATTTCTTGCCTTATATTCTTTTTCCGCAAATACTAAGTCTTGCCCTGCCAGCTCTTCTAAGTCCAGCACTATTTCCTTAACGTTTTTTCCTCCAAATTTATACTCTCTTTTAAATCTAATCACTTCTGCCATTTCTTATCCTCCTAAATTTTACATTAATCCTAACAGTCTTCTAATTCTGCTATTAGTTTCTCCATTTACATTACTAATTCTATTAAATACATCAATAAATGCCACTTCTTTTCCATCTATCTTTAATTTATAATAACTCAATGACATATCAAACGATGCCTCAAGTTTGTTTCCTGGTTTCAATTTTGGTCCATCAAATTTTTTTATCATTCCTTTGAAAGTTGCATCTATTCCTATATAAGTTGGTGCATGTGTTATCCTGTTCATTTTTTGGATTACACCTTTACATTCCACCATAAGCTCTCCCTGATTATTAAAATTCAAAAGAGTTTCATCAATACATTCCATTTTTATTTTTGATTCTATTTTTTTATAATGTCCTGTTAAGGCTGCATCATATTCAGAAACCATTCCAATTTGATTAATAGTTACTGTTGAAGTTTCCAAATTAGGCAACTCCACTTCACCTATTCCGATAAGTTTATTATCTCCATTGATAAATACTTCGACATCGTTTAATGCCACAGGTATATTTGCTTTCCCCATTTTTAACCTCCTAACTTGCTAAATTGTTTGCAAACGCCTGTAAAGCGTCCACATCATATTTTTTCTTAAATGTCATAGATTTTAATCCTGGAGCTACACCAAGTTTTATAATCCAAGTAATATCTCCGTTCGTTACATTTACTAAATTGTTATCTTCTGCCGATAATTCAGCTTCCGCAGCAAGAAAATGATTAGCTGCAACAAGTCCATTTAATCTTATGTTCATAGATTTTGTGATAGTTTCGGCTAATTTAAGTGTAAATCTCTTGTCTACACTATTGAAATAGCTGATTACTAGCTCATTTCCTATATATTTAAACATTCTACGAGTATAAGCAAACTTGTCTTTCGGATCTGTCGCTAGCGGATTCTTAGCCGTTTCGCTTCCCCAGCAACGCCATCCTTTGAAGTTTATTGCTGTTACAGCTCCGTTCTTATTCAAAAAGTTCGCTTGCTGTTCCTTATCCAGCATTATTTCTTCAAAATTTCCATTTGAATTTTTGTATGCCAGACCATCAATTTTATAAGCATAATTTGACGGAGTTTGTGATGGAACATTGTCATTTTCCGAATCCACTTTTAATGACAATGCTGCATAGTGGATAGAATGAAAATACACGTTTCCTGAAAGTTTTGGATAGCCATATAAAATTATCTGGTCTTCTCCTACTATATTTTTGCTATCTTTCCAAGAGACGATTTCATCATATCTTTTATCTGCAGGTGCATTTATTAAAGCTACCGCCTCAAACATTCCTGAATTTATATTTTTAGCTTTTGTCGCCATCACAGCCGCTACCGCACTATCATTTGAAAAATCTGGAACATCAAGAAACGCTGGAAGTTCTGAAAATTTCAAATACACTTCATCAACCAAGTCAAGCCCTGTTCTTTGCATTGTATTAATGTTATATCCACCAATCGCTTCTTCTTTTCTCACTTTTGTCAAATCCACTTCATAATATTCAATATCGATTTTATTATTATTTGGTGCAGTTGCATAAATTTCCAGTCCTTCATCTGTCCATAAATATCTTGCATCCGATATTTCAGAACTTGTCGAATTATCTTTTATAACAAGAGTGTCTGTTATAATTTTGTGGTTTTTCACAAGCACTTTCCCGCTTTTCATTTCCAGTCCTTGTACTGTTTTTTTGTTATCAGACTTGTGTTTATCCAAATCTAAGATATTTACGACAAACAAAGGTGCTACTGCATAAAGCTCAAAAAATACTTTTACTGCCTGAGAAATACTGAAGTCTAAATCATAAGTATCTCCAAAGTACTCAACGGCTTCTCTTAACGTTCCAATTCTCACAACTTCATTAGTTTTCCTTTTTCCTTTTTTAACCTTATGAATTGGTGCCATTCCTACGATAAAATGCCCATAATCGAGCGTAACAGGTAAATTTATATCACTTGCCGCCTCTGTTTGATACGTTCCATGTTTATACGCCATCATTTTCTCCTTTCACACTTTCTAAAAGTTCATCTGTTAGTTGCTCAAGCAAAATTTCGTTCTTTTCTACAAAAGGTAAATCATCTGCTTTAATGAGCAATTTTTCAAGCAAAGGATATTTTTTTCTTATTTCTTCAATTTTTTCTCCAAAATATATCCCGCTCTTGTTAAGTCTTACATCAGGCAAATCAATATTTCTGCCTATATAGACATATCTTGTTTCTATTTCCATTTTTCCTCCTATAAATTTGTATATTCTGACACGATAGGCTCTGCATAAGCTGTAAATTTTAACCTTGAATAAAAATACGGATTAGCCTGATCGCTATGAAAAGTAACCTTGATTTCTTTATTCTGTTCCAACACAAACTCTGCATTTCCGATATTGTTTTTAACTTTTGTTGTTTCTTCAAGAAGTTTGCCAGCTATATATCTAGCTATTTCCAAATTTTTAAGATAATCTTCTTCCTTATCTTCTTTTGTTCCAACCCAAATTTCAAAATCAGAAAAAGCATTATAATAGTCAACACCAGCTCTATCTTGTCTGAATTCTAATGCTCTTAAAATAACAAACGGAAAATAATCATTTGTTTTTTTTCCATTCTCCCTGTCTTCAAAACTGTTTGAAGGTAAAAAACCTCTATAAACATTAAACCCTTTTTCTTTCATTATTTTTTTAATAAATTCATAAATTTTCTTTTCTGTATGAATCATTATCCCAATATCCTTCCAAGTTCATGATCTATTCTCATATTAAACTTCTCTTCCATAAATCCCTGTAAATATTCTAATATTGTTACTTCCCCAAGCATTTGTGGAGCAGATGGTCCTTTTAAACGTTTGATTGGCAAACTTGCTTCACTCGTTCTGACAAATGCTCCCAATCTACCATCATGATAAGCTATAAAAGCATTAGGAATATGTTTCATTCTTTGATTTTTTACTCCTGCTTTTACCCTTTTATTATTTCTAATTTTGGGATCTAATTTAAAATGATCTAATCCTATAACACTTCCTTTGCTTTCTATTCTTCCGTATAAAGTGTTACTATTTGCTTTTATTATCTTTAAATCTGCTAACAAATCACCTCTTTTTATAGTGTACTTCGCCATAGCTTGTCTTACCTGTTCAGTTCTTGTCATTTCTAAACTTCTATTAATTGCAAAAGCCACTGCTTTAGGTAATTTTTTTGGAGCTTCTTTTAAAGTTTCCTGAATCTGTTCTAATTGTCCAGGGTCAAATTTTATATCAAACATTTAGACCTCCTCATATTTCGCCAAATCTATCTCATGTATTCCAATATCAAATTTACTTAGCATAACTTCATAAGTTTCTCCATCCAATGTCATCATTTCCCCTGGATGCGGCTTAATTCTCAAGTCCTTTTCTCCAACAAAGACTGTAAATCCTTCCTGAAAAGTTCCCTCTTCCTGTGTAATAAGCCCATTTTTCTGCTTATTCTGAAATTTTTCCTCATCAATCACACATTTAATTTCACGTCCATTAAAAGTATGCGTTGTACCAAATTCATCAATATTCAAAAATACATTTCCAATATCATTGGCAACCATTTCTTTAAAATTCATAGATTATCACCTATTTATTTTTATTTTTTTTATCTCCTTTATCATCTTTTTCTGTATCTTCATTATCTTCGTCAACTGAAGTTTTAGATACTACTTTTTCAGCAGTATCCTTTATTTCTTCAATCAATTCTCTTTCAAGACAACTTTTTACAACTGATTTTTCCAAAATATTCACTTCTGCCCCTGTTTCATAACTAATTCCGCTATAAATTAGAGGTTTCAACGCTCTATATTTCATTACAACCTCCTATTTAACTTTCAGTATTTTTATAGCTTCAATATCATAAACCACAGGAAGTGGTCTTGATTCAGTTCTGATTTCTACAGTGTTAGATTTTGAATCTTCATCAGTAAATACTGAACGCTCTGCTACAATAATTCCTTGTTTTACATCTGCTGCTGGTCCATAAATAATTGTATTGTTGCTAGGTGCTAACAACACTTTACCTTCAGGAATAATATTTTTTGTTGAATAAGTTTTTCCATCAGCATTTAACACAGAATGTTGTGACTGGTAAGAATAAATTGGAAGTCCAAATGGTGCTAAAGTTCCTATATAGATTGCACCACCTGCAATTTCTCTAGGATTGATTTCTCCTGCGTGATAATTTCTAATATCCAGTAATTTCTGAATTTTTTCATTTTCTACAAATAATTTTGCAGCCACAGGATCCATTAAAATCATTTCAGGTCTTAATCCTGTAGTTTCCCCAATTTTTGTTATAGCCGCCTGTAAATCTCCGATTATATCAGCATTAGGCTGCGTCCATAGAGTAGCAGGAGTAATTTCTTCAACTGTTCCGAATTTAATTTCTCCTTTTATTCCTTCACCTTCCACAATCACCTTTCCATTAAACAATACTTCAGTACACATTATTTCTTCTCTTCTTGTAATTTGTTCTTCAAATTCAGCAAAAGATTCTGCAAGTAAGTCTGCTTTTCTTTCCTCAGGACTTTTTCCACCATATATAGTTTCTCCTGCCGTTTTATTAAAAAATAACTCAAAAGCCGAAAAAGTTCTTTTTGGCGCTACTTTTGGAGCTTGAAAAAATTTACTTTCATAAGTGTTTTTTACCATTTCTGTTCCTGGAATAAATTCAGATACATAAGGAGCTACAAGTTGTCTTCCTTTTCTAAATTCTATTTCCATTTTTTGATTTTCTGATGTTTTCCTATTTTTAAAATAACTGTCCTTTATAAATGATTTTGGTCTAATCACATTCTGGTCATACAACCCGATAAATTCTATTACTGCTGGCATTATTCCTTACCTCCTAATTCTTTTATTACAATACCTTTATCTCTAGCTGCTTTTGTAAAATCTGCTTTTTGTGTACCTGCTTTCACATTTAATCCCTCAAAAATGAATTCCCCTGAAATAGCTACAGTTGTTTTAGTTTTTACCGTTGTTCCGTCAGCATTTTCCATAACTATTCCAAACAAATCAGTTCCATCTGAAAGTTCAGCAGTTGCATTTACAGCATCACCTCTTTTTACACTTTTACCTTGGGGCACTTCAAATTCCATATATTTGTGTCCTGTACCGCTCAAAAATTGTTCACTGGCATATTCATTGCCTTTTGTTACAAAATCCATTTATTTTCCCTCCTCTGTTTTTTTATTCATTCTAGAAAAAATATTCATAATATCAATTCCCATAAACCGTTTTTCTTCTTTTTTACCAGGCGATGTTCCATCATTCATAGCTGGTGGTATAAAATTATCTTGACTTTCGTTTTTAATATTTTGCAACTTCTGAGCTTTTTCTTCTTTTTGCTTTTTCAAAATATTAATAGCCAATTCACTAGCTGACATAGGATTAACATATTTAGCATTTTCTATTAATTCAGAATAATTATTAACTCCTATATCATCAATAGCTTTTAACCTTTCTCTTTCTTCCTCTTTTCCAATTTTTTTCCCCTCAT